AATATTTAAATAACTAATAGCTACATCAAACGAGTCTGCTGTGCTTGATTGTACGGTAAAAGTTTTACCACCTTCTATTATTAACGGTTGGGTTAATAATTCTTTAGTTTGATTAGCTGTTAATGCTATAGATTTAATAGCTGTAATACTGTTATTAGTAACAGTAACAACCGGTGTACCTGCTGATGTAACAAGTATAGATTTAATAACTATAGTTTCATTGACTGCAGGAATACTAGCACCTAAAGGTGTAAGAGCAGCACCACTTGTACTGTTATCTATACCTACAAATTTATATTGGTTTACTACTGCCATTAATCTAAAAAGAAACTTCTAGCTTCTATCTCCTGTTTTAATTCTTCTTGAAATGTTGTGTTAAGTTTCTCAAGAACCGCATCTAAATCTCTAACTAAAGACTGTGCTACGTCTTCTTCGTACTCTGAACTTGCTCTGGTTAACGATTGTACTATCTTAGCCATTATCGTCTTCCTCCAGCATGTATATCTAACCTAAAAGTTCCTAACTTCCAACTAGTATCAACTGCAGTGTTAGATATTGTAAGAGCTATAGCTCTTGCTCTTGCACGTGTATCTACCTTACTAGTAGAAGTTGTTACTGTAAAAGGTCCTAATGATGAACTTGATGATGCATCATTTGGATAATTTCTTAAATCTAATTGTATAATAGCGTTTCCTGATTGAGAAATAAAATCAGGTATAATTCTACTAACTCTCATAATATTTTCACCATCACCTCTAAGATCAGCCATGTTTGTTGCAGCCCCTCTTATAACTTTTTGTGTAATATCATAATCTCCAGAAGTAATATTTGCTGGAATAGCTGAAGTTACTCCTAACCTTACTTGATTAACACCTGTCTCATGTTCATAGTAATATGAAATACCTTCAGTATTACCTGTTACATCAAAAGAAGTATCTGTGCTTGCATCGTATTGAGTTGCATGAGGCAATCCAAATACGGCAGAATCTTGCCAAGTAGTTCTAATAAACAAACTACTTGCGTTTACAAACCATATAGGTCGTTTAGCTGTAGAATCTAAATAACTATACGTAACTGATTGTGTATTTACATTTGATCCAGACTCAGGATAAAACCATACAACTTCACCAAACAAGTTATTAATACCTGCATAAACCATTTGGTTAGATGTCGTGTTAAGATTATCATAAACATAATCTTCAACTAAACAGTCCATTGATTCTAGTTTACCAGTGTATCTAAAAAAACCATTATCAGACATCCAGTACGCAGCGCCATCAACTTCAACAGCTGCATTCTTACCAATCAACCCACAGTTTGTACCCACCTGTTCAAAGGCAAATGTAAAAGGAGTTCCAACAAAACGCATAGTAAATAACGCTGTATCCGTCCAAACATATAATGCATTTCTACCAAGTTTAGCACCCATGATCCGTGATCCGGCGGCCAGTCTTTGTGTACCAGCACTATTTTCAGCTGTAGGCGCATAATCATTTATATTTTCTTGAGATGAAAATCTTATAAACATATCGTCTTGTGTAGATTTATTTCCAATAGTTGTCTCTGTTCCAAAAAATACTAAGTGACGATCCGGTGTAGATACTAACATATCCCTAGATGCAGTTGGCGCACCAGATATAATAGTTGCACGTGTTGCTGTTGCGTTTGTTGCATCTGCATCCCATTGAAAACATTCTCCATTAAATATTAAAGCAATAAGTGTGCTTCCTAAATTATCTAATGCCCACATACCAGGTTCTGCAACTTTATCCGTGGTCGATGCTGCTTGGCCCCAGGCTGAGTAAGCACTAAAATTAGTAACGGTTGCACCATTACTGTGAGAAGCGTTAGCTGTTCCTCTAACATTTCTAGTTATTCCTGTAAAGCTAGTGGCTGTAATGCCTGTATAGGAAATTTCTTCATTATCTACTTGTATAAAATTTGTTCCTGTACTTGGAAATCCAGTAGTGCTAGCTACATTGATTGTAGTTCCTGTTCCTCCAGTTCCAGCAGAGTCAGCATTTAATGCTCCATTTAAAGTTGTAGTTTGTGGATTAGAAACTGTACCACCCCATTGAGATATGCCATAACCAAAAACTCCAACTTGTTCAGCTGGTCCTACGTGATAATATTGAAAGTAAGTTATGCCGCCAGAAGTTGTCGCTCCACTTCCTGATTCATTACTAGGCATAGTAATTGTAATAGTGCTGGTTGAAGGCACACTTGTTACCATAAATTTTTTATCAGCAAAATCTGAAGATCCAAAATTAGAATTTGTAATAGAACTAAAAGTTGTAGCATCACCAAACAAAATTATATCTCCTGGTTCAAAACCGTGGGCTCCAGGAAAAGTTATAGTTACTGTAGGTTGTCCATTAGTTGTACTAAATGCATTAGTAATAGATGTACCTGATGGGTTAGTTAAGGGGTGTATATCGTAGTATACACCACCAGAGTATACATATAAAATTCTGTTTGTACCAATAGCAGCGTATTTAATACCTTCTTTATTAACCATGTGATGCAAACCCCTAGCCGCACCTGTTAACTTACTGTCTCCTAGTTGAGACCACCCACCTATTTTTTCAGGAGTACCATATCTAAAACGAACATTTTCTCCACCTGTCCACTGTGATTCAGCACCGGTAGATGTAACTTGTTTATTGAACCCTGGTAAAAAACCTAATTTTTGTAACATAAAAAAACCTTTGAAATATCTAATTTATATTATATATTAATTATATAGAGAATGAAAGATGCAAAATGATTAGTTTATTGGATAAAAATAACAAACTTAGCGAAAGCAAAAACAGTTTATCAATTACTTATCCTAGAACAGTAAATATAATATTTGGAAACTATCCATATCCAGAAATAATACATAAATTTATTATAGATATAAAAAATAATTTAAATCCTAAAATGGAAAATTATACCAACGTAAAAGGTAATATGACTGATTGGGATTATTTCATAGATAAACCCGAGTTTGTCAATTTTATAAGCTATTTAATAAATAAACATCAAACAACTCACCCAAATATATTTGAACATTTTTTACAAAGAAAAACTATTAGAGATGTTTGGGGCAATCAAATTAAAAAAGGAGATAGTTTAAAATATCACACACATCCTTGTCTACATGGTATATTATATTTAACAAAAGGATGTGATTTAATACTACCTGAATTAAATATAAAAATAACTCCTGCACCTGGAGATTATTACATCTTTTCACCTGAAATATTACATGGTTTTGATACATACGAAGAAGATAAAGAAAGATACAGTTTGATATTTAATATCAAAGAAAAAAATCAATTTAAATATTCAAAATTAAAACAAGGTATTTAGTTTAATGGACTATTTGGAAGCTGTTGTCGAGATAAAAAATATAGTCTTTGTTGATTTTATAAATAAAATTATACCCTTAATAGATAAAAAAGCTAAAAAAAATTTAGCTATTAGATCTGGTGTAGATACTAGTGTAAGAAATGTTAAAGGCTACCATTTAAATTTTGAAACACCCACCAATTTGTTTTACTGGAACTTTATAAAAAAAGAAATTGAAAGGCTTTATGGTTTTTATAAAGCTAAGTTTCCTAAAATGAATAGCAATAAAATTAATCAAATAGATTTATTAAAGTACACTCCAGGCGGAAAGTATGATGTTCACATAGATCATTATAGTAGTTTCGCAAGACATCTAAGTGTTATAATAAATTTAAATAACGAATATACTGGGGGAGATTTAGTATTTACTGATCAAAAAGAAAAAGAAATAAAAAGATTAAAATTAAGTAAAGGATCTATTGTATTTTTTCCAAGTAATTTTATGTATCCACATAGAATTGAACCTATTACAAAAGGAAAGAGATATAGTATAGTCGCATGGCTTCAATAATGAATTTAGCTTATCAATTAAAAGACGAGTTGTTTTGGATACAAAACTTTCTACCACCACAACTTTATAAAGACATGTATGTTACTACTATTAAAGAAAGAAACCACTCTAGCTTTAAACCTACAGATGTAAACTGGCCTACCTACAAAGAAGAAATTGATGACATGTCATATAGTTATAACCAACATGACCCAGAAATAAATAATAATTTTTTTTCTAAATATCATACATTGTTAAAACATCAGAAATTTGTAAATTTAATAAATAAACAATTTAATAGTCACTGGCGTAAATACACTTACGGTCAACATTTAACATGGCACAAAGATGGTGGTAAAAATAAAGTTTATGCAGCTACGTTATATTTAAATAAAACTTGGAATAAAAATTGGGGTGGTGAATTTATGTTTACAACAGATACAGTTAATGGCTTTTTACCTATTGTAGGTAATTCAATAATTATTGCAAAATGTGGATTAAAACATAAAGTAAATTCTACTTTAAAAAAAACACATCCACGTTTAAGTATACAAACTTGGATATTTAATAAAGATGAAATATAAAATAATAAAAAATTTTTTTAATAAAGATGAACTAAACGTTTATCAAAAATACTGTTATAATAAAATAGATCAAAATAAAGATTTTACATTAGATGGACAATCATTTTCACCAGCCTGGTATAATGATCCATTGATGAATTCTTTATTAAATGTAAAACTATCAAAAGTTGAATTAGAATCTAATTTAAAACTATTTCCAACTTATGCTTATTGGAGATATTATGTGTTTGGTGCAACTTTAAAAAAACATACCGACAGGCCGTCATGTGAAATATCTGTTACAGCCTGTGTAAAAAAATATGATAATTGGCCTATCGTAATTGAAGGAACATCATTTGAGTTAAAAGAAGGTGATGCAGTTTTATACGCAGGTTGTGATCAAAAACATTGGAGACCAGGTATTTACAAAGGAGAAGGAATGGCTCAAGTATTTTTACATTATGTAAATCAAACAGGACCTAACAAAAAATATGCTTATGATAGACAAAACAGTTAATATAACTAATTTTATTGGAATATATGATAATTACATTACCAAAGAAGAATGTAATAGAGCTATAAAATTATATGAAGATCAAAACAAATTTAATAAGACAGTAAATAGACTTGATTTTGAACAAGCACCTATACTACAAAAACAAGATCAACAATACTTTGCAGCACCAGACAATATAGATATATGGTGGGAAGAGTTAAAACCCCTTATGGTAAATTTTGATTTGGCTTGGAAACATTATGAAAAAAATGTTGGAGCTGCAGATTCTTACGGGATATCTGATTTTAAATACACTTCTTTAAAAATACAAAAAACTTTACCTACAGAAGGATATCATGTTTGGCATTTAGAACATAGCAAAGGTTTTGAAAATGAATGTAGAGCTTTTGTTTTTAGTATATATTTAAACGATGTTGAAGATGGAGGAGAAACAGAATTCTTACACTTTTCTAAAAGAGTTAAACCTAAAACAGGTAGAATAGTTATATGGCCTGCTGCTTTTCCATATGTTCATAGAGGAAACTCTCCATTGTCAGGAGAAAAATATATACTTACTTCTTGGATGATGTTGAGATGATAAAAATAATAGATAATTTTTTTGAAGATATTTTATTTAAAAATATTCAAAATCATGTAACAACAAAACTATCTTTTGAACCTAGGTTTTTAATAGATAGTAAAGAAAAAAATAAAAATTCTTATTATGGAATGAGATTTGTATTAAACAAAGACCCTAATTTATTTAAAACTTTTATCGATCAAGCAGAAAAAAAATTTAAAATAAAGATTAAAAAAATACATAAAGATTGTGGTGTAGATATAAGAAATTTAGACAATTTCATACCTCATACAGATAGTGCAATAGGAGCTAAAATAAATATTTTAATAATGTTAAAAGGACCAGCTGCTAATACTAATGGAACGGTTTTTTATCACGGAGATGAAAATAATTGGGAATTAGATATTCATGTGGGTTTTAGAGAAAACAGAGCTATTTTATTTCCTTCAGATTGGATACACTCTGCCCACGCAAATAATCAACCAGATTTAAAAAGATATTCGGCTAGTTTATTTATAACTAATTATGAAGAAGAATAAGAAGTAGGTCTTTCACCTAATCTAGCAATTTTTTCAGCTTCAGTTTCATCTTCCGCATTATCATTATCCCAATTGCTTTGTATTTTTGCTAAATGAGCAGCATCCCATCTTGAAATAAATTGACTATTAAAATCACCTAATCCAGCTGCATTCCAAGTTGCATGAGGAGTTTCATCTCTGTATTCTACTGAATCATTGTAATCATGATTATCGTTTTTATATTGAATTGCCCAAATGTTAGACCATTTAGAGTCATTCCAAAAAGCATCATCATCAATTACATAAGAACCTTCATCAGTTCCTTTTTTAACAATTGTTTTATCATCAAAAATTACTATCCAATCTGAATTTGTTGCCATAATTTCTCCTAAGTCTTAATTATATAAATTATTGTTAAATAAGGTTGTAATACTGATGTTGCATCACCAACAAAGTTTGCACTCATATTATGAGAGTGTCCTCCACCTGAAGGTGGATCTGAATCAGTAACAGATTCCATAGCACCAACGTGAAAACCTCTACTAATACCTGCTTGATATTCTCCGTAACCTGGTTGTCTAGTTCCTACATTGTGAGTGTGAGGAGCAAGTTGTCCTGATGATAAAGTTGCATTAGCTGTAGATCCCCCAACGTTTCCAGTTGAAGCTACAGTATTTGCTCCACCAGTCGATGCTAAAGCTTTGTTGTTAGATTTTCCAACCGGTACGTTGTCACCTAAATCTGGTACGTTAAATGTAGATGCACCATCTCCAGCTCCATAAGTTGTACCTACGATTGCAAATAATGCTGCGTAAGTTGATCTTGAAACAGCTGCTCCATTGCATTCTAAAAAACCTGTTGGCACTGATGCAGAAGACCACGGCACAATAGTAGCTGTAGGAATTCCCTCGATACCTGTAAGATCTGAACCATCAAAATTATATTTAGTTGCTTCGTAATTTGACATATTATTTCTCCGTGTAAGTCCATCCTACGTTTGCACCAGAGTAAACTAATCCAAACGCTGCACCCTCAGTATTTACTACTAAATCTGATGTTGCGTTAGCTATTTTAGAACTATTTCTTCCAACAGTCAATGCTGCAGTATCAAAAGTATATCTTGAATCTACAAAATTTACGATGTCGCCCACTGCAGGAGATGCCGGAAGCGTAATTGTCACAGCCCCACCATTTGTTTCTACAAAAAGATTAGCACCTGATTGAACTGTTTCTGCTGCACTTACAGTTCTCCAAATTCTCTCTTCAGTAAGTTTTACAACATTTGTTCCATCAGAAAATACTACGTAATTATTTCCTTCACAAAGTAATACACCAGTTCCTGAAGCAGTTTTAATTGTAAGAGTATAGTTAGCGTGATTAGTTCCATCTACAATATTATAGACTTTTTCTATACTGTCGGGAACCGTTACTACTCTATTTCCAGCTAATGTTCCTGTGAATTTTAAAGTTGCATTTCTTGCATTTGAAATAGTTGCATCAGTCATAGCAAGAGTCACATCCCCAGACGCTACATCTATTGCTTGATAACCTGCAACTGCTTGTTGCACTAAGTTTAAATTAGCGTTAGTTTTTGTTCCCCATGTACCAGCGTTTTCACCGGTAGCCATAAGTTCTAGTTTAAGATCTGATGAATATGTTGATGCCATTATTTATATTCCTTATTTTTGTTATTTATATTGGTTATTTATATTTAAGTCAAACATAATTATACAGGTGTTTTTCTCGTATATCCTGTGCTTGTTTTAGGTGTTCTTGTCGTGTATCCCGAACTTGTTTTAGGAGTAAGTCTTTCATAAGTACCTGGAAAAGATATTCCTGAAGCATTGAGACTAGATGTTAATTGTAGTCCTGTTAAAACTGCGTCAACAGTAAAGGATATTGTTGGGCTTCCAACAGACGATGTTGTGCTTAATCCAGTTAAACCTATTTGTATATCAGGAATATCAATAGAACCAACAGAAGATGTTGTGTTTAATCCTGTTGGAATTATGACAGGTGAAGAAGTTTGTACTAAAAAACCAACAGAAGATGTTGTTTCTACCCCTGTTAAATCATAAGCTGTTTCTATTGTAGGAGAACCTACACTTGAGGTTAGACCAAATCCTGATAATCCAACAATATCTTGATCAAGGTCTATTGTTCCTACACTAGCTGTTGCACTAACGCCTGTTATAGCTTGTGTAGAACTTATAACAAAACTTAAAGAACCAACACTAGAAGTTGCACTTACACCTGTTGGAGATACTATTGATTGTAAGTCTAAAGTTAAAGAACCAACATTTGATGTTGCACTTACTCCTGCTGGTTGTTCTAATTTATTAAATGAGTCTCCGTAAGGTTCTTCACCCCAACCATTTCTACCCCAACCAACTAAAGTACCTGCATTATCAAAACTTCCTAATTCAGAAGTCAATTCTAAGCCAGTTAAAGATGTAATTGAAGTTAAATCTAAAGTCGGTGATCCTACTGAAGAAGTTGTGCTTAAACCAGTTAATTCTGCAGTGACTCGTGCAGAAGCTTCAACAGTTCCCACACTAGAGGTCATACTTAAACCAGTTGGTGCAGCAGAATATTCTGCTCCCCAAGCAGAGTTACCCCATTGTTGTCTACCCCAACCTTGTTCAGGAAACACAGCTGGTGTGCCTAAAGCAGTAGACGCAGATACTCCTGTTAAAGAAACAGTTGTACCGTCTTGTTGTCCCCAAGAATTTTGGTTCCAAGGTAAAAGACCCCATGTGTCTGAATCTGGTGTGTTTGCCGTACCACCCATACCAGAGTGATATTGACAATAATAATAAAGTTGAGGTGCACTAGCTGCGACAGATATTTGTGTATAAGCTCCTGCTTGTCCAGGTGTGCCATTGTAAGTTACACCAGTAGTATATTCACTTCCACCACTATGTGTTCCATTGCTAGTTGTAGAAAATTTAAAAGGATGTCCACTGTTAGAACCAGCTGATTGATCAAATCTATAAGTAAAATTTTCAGCTAGATTTACTGTATCTTGTTGTACACCATCAATAAAATATTTATTACCGCCACCGGTACTAACTACCGTTACTGTAAAAGTTCTAGTAACGGACATCCGTCGCTACCTCTACGCTATACGAAGAATTGCGTTTGATGCGTCTGCTGCTGGGAATTGAATTGTAAAAGTTCCACTTGATACAGTTTTATCTCCACCAAATGCGATTGCACAAACTGCTCTATCAGCGTTTGTATCATTATAAATTAAACAACCATTGGCTGTAAATGAAGCAGAAGTAAAACTAACGTCTGCAAAATCACAGCATGCTGTGTCAGTTGATAAAGCTGGAGTTACACTTGTAAGTGCTGCACCACCCGCAGTATAAGCTGAACCTGATGTGTTTGATATTTCATTTGTTGCACTGTAAGCAGTTGTTGATTTATTTAAAGTTGCGGAACTTGTGTATAAAGCTATTTTAAATGAGTTTCCAGACGATGCTGTAAAGTTATGTAGAGCTTGTAAAACTTCTGTTTTAAAACTGTTACATACTGCTGATGTTATTGCCATAATATTTTTCTCCTAATTTTATTGAGGCGCTGACTCGATTGGAATTCTTATCGTACCATCCGTGTAATCGTCTCGTCTTCGTCTTCCAAGTTGCATCGCTGCAAACTTTTGTAGTTCTGTTTTATATCTATTTTCATATAGTGTCAACATGTCTGTTGGACCTTTTAAAAACATAAATGCTTCTACTAAACAAGCATATAATAACCCTTGTGGAAAGTAATTACTTACATAAGTTCCTCCAGTATTATCTTCTAAACCTCCGGGCACAGCATTATAATGAATAATATATTTGTAATTTTGATCTGGTGTAGGAGCAATAAATAAAGCTCCTGAAGTAGCTGTGTTAGCACCTGTTGTAGCACCACCATACATAGAATAATACTTAGGTAATCCTTTAACATTTTGTCCTGTAGCACCTCCAGAAGGTCCTGTTGCTTCTCCTACATATTCAGTAATAAAAGTTTGATCACGTCTTTCTAACCAAAAACCTTGGTCTGTAACTGCTGTTGTAGAATTAAAAACTTGAACCCCTCTAATAAATAAAGCTTTTGTAGGAACTGTAATAGTATTAAAGTTTTGTGCAAACTGTGCTTCATCTTGAAGTCTGTCTGAATCCATAGGACAATCTAAATTAATTCTATGTTCTGCATTTTCTAAAAATCTATTTATAACAGCAGCAGTAAATACATTAGCATCTACCTCTGTATAGTTTCTAATATCTGTTGTTAAGTCTGCGTAAGTATATCCAGCCATAACTAACCTCTATCATTTACGGGTCCAATTGTACACTGAAAACCGCCTCCTGTTGCTGTGCTTCCAGCATTAGATACTAAAGGCACTGTTATAGAATTGTATTGTGTTTCTGTAGCTTGAGTTCCGTTTGGCAATGTAGGACCTACTTCTACAGTAGTTGCAATTGCTGTTGCTAAATAGGATCCAAAAACTTTTGCTCCATTTGTGTGAGTTGTTGCTGTAGTATTAGAAAAAGTAATTCCTCTAAAAGGAGCAGCTGTTCCTCTTGTTAATCCAGATAAAACTCCTGTGCCTGTATTGTTACCTGTGTATTGAATTGTTTCATTCATGTATTGTCCAAAAGTTGAACTAGTTGCATCTTGATCTACTTTTTCTATTACAATAAAACCAGCGTTTGGAAATGCTGCAGAATTAGTTAAAGTTAAAGTGTTAACTGTA